AATAAAGTGCATACTTAATAAATTTGGTTGATTTTTTACCAATTCCCTGCTATAGTGTATCCAATAGGAGAGCATTTTTAATATGCCGAATTCATTAATCGTTAACCCTTCAGGAAGAAGACAGAAGTACCTAAATAACAAAGATTTGTTAGCAGAAATTCATAAAAGTAAAGCAAGTTTTGGCAGCTACTTAGAACCCGAATATAAGCAACACGATATTATTCTTTCAAATATCGATAAAATCAATATCAGAACTATTGCTGATGCCAAGAGAAATCGTGCGAAACGAATAGGTCTAGAAGAGTTTACAAAAGCAAGACTATCTGGTGATAAAAAAGTAAAGTTAGCAGACGTCACTCCGGATTATAAAACAATCAAAAAAACCGATTTAATCTTTAGAATCATGACATTTGACCATATTCCATTAACTCCTGGTCGAAAGAAGACTACAAAAACGGTAGCAGACGGTCATGAAAAAATTAATTTTCCTCCCTATCAACATTGGAAGTTCAATGAAGAGGGAGATTTATTCTGTGTGGGCAAAAGTCACTGGAGAGGTGGTCTAAGTAACGGACATTTTTCCAAAGATCACGGGCGTATTACTGAAAATCTAGGAAAGATGTTTATGAAGCTAGCAGAGCGATATGCTCAAAGATCCAATTGGCGTGGTTATACATATGTGGAAGAAATGAAGGGCCAAGCAATATTACAGCTCAGTCAGATCGGTCTTCAATTTGATGAATCAAAGTCGGAAAATCCTTTTGCGTATTACACTGCTGCTGTGACAAATTCATTTACAAGAATCCTTAATCTAGAAAAGAAAGCACAGAATATTCGAGACGATCTTTTAGAAGAAAATGGATTAACTCCTAGTATGACTAGACAAAACAGTGGCGACTTTGCAGACGAAATTGCCAGACAGGCCAAGCTGTATAAGAATCAACGGATGCCTAAATCAGAAGAAACCACCGAAGAATCCGAAGAGCAGACTTGATTTTTTATCTAATATATTATATAATCTAGATCAAGGATAAAAATAATAATGCAATTGTTTAAAAAAGTAGCATGTTTTACTGACCTTCATGTAGGTTTAAAATCAAACTCAGCAGTGCATCTAAAAGACTGCGAGGAGTTTATTGATTGGTTTATCAAAGAAGCCAAGGCTGCTGGTGCAGAAACTTGTATATTTCTTGGAGACTGGAGTCATAACAGAAACAGTCTAACTTTAAATACACTTGATACTTCTGTTCGATTATTAGAAAAATTAGGAGCGGCCTTCGAGCAGTTTTACTGGTTCCCTGGAAATCATGACTTGTTTTATAAAGACAAGCGTGATGTACATTCCAGTGCATTTGGAAAACACATCCCCGGTGTCACCGTAATAGATAAAGTAACAACTATCGGTGACGTAACACTAGTACCGTGGTTAGTCGGCAACGAATGGAAAACTGTTCCTAAAATTAAAAGCAAGTATATGTTCGGACATTTTGAATTACCATTATTCTATATGAATGCAATGGTTCAAATGCCAGATCATGGCGAACTACAGGTTTCACATTTTCAGCATCAAGACTATGTTTTTTCCGGACACTTTCATAAAAGACAGAACAAAGACAAGATCTGGTATATTGGTAATGCATTTCCTCACAATTTTGCCGACACAGGAGACGATGATCGAGGAATGATGCTACTAGAATGGGGTGGTAAACCTACATTTAAAACTTGGGACGATGCTCCCAAGTTTAGAACTCTGAAACTCAGCGAACTGATCGATAAAAAGGACGATATTTTAAAAAGTAAGATGTATCTAAAGGTACATCTTGATATTGATATCAGCTATGAAGAAGCTAATTTTATCAAAGAAACCTTTCACAGTGAATACGACATCAGAGAATTTGGACTAATACAGGAAAAGGTTAGTCTTGATTCAAATGCAGAAGAAAATTTAGATTCAGAATTTGAGTCTGTGGATCATATTGTTATTTCTCAACTAGTCAACATTGATTCTGAAACATTTGATCAGCAAACACTTTTAAAAATTTACCAGGATTTATAATGGCATTCATCATCAAGAATATAACTGTTAAAAACTTTCTCTCAATCGGAAATCAAACACAAGCAGTAGATTTTGACAAGGATTATCTTACGCTAATTCTTGGTAAAAATTTAGATCTAGGTGGCGACGACAGTGGTTCTAGAAATGGAACCGGAAAAACAACCATGCTTAATGCTCTGAGTTATGCATTGTATGGCCAAGCCCTAAATAATATTCGAAAAGAAAACTTAATTAATAAAATCAATGGTAAACACATGTTAGTTACTGTTGAATTTGATATCAATGGAGTTTTATATCGTATCGAAAGAGGTCGTAAACCAAATATTCTCAAATTATTTGTTAATAATCAAGAAAAAAAGGCCTCTGATGAAAACAATGACGATTCGCAAGGTGATAGCAGAGAGACTCAAAAATCTATCGAACAACTTTTAGGTATGAGTCATACGATGTTCAAACACCTTGTGGCATTGAATACCTATACTGAGCCATTCCTATCAATGAGATCTAGCGATCAGCGAGAAATCATTGAACAATTGCTAGGTATTACTGTTCTCAGTGAAAAGGCTGAAAATCTTAAATCTCTGATTAAGAATACCAAAGATTCAATCCAGATTGAAACATTTAAGATTGAAAGCATTAAAACAGCTAATAGCAATGTTCAAAAAAGCATAGATAGTATTTCTATCAAAAGTACTGCATGGGAAACTAAACAACATCAAGAAATAGACAAGTTAGGTAAAGCGATTATTGAATTAAGTTCTGTCGATATTGACTCAGAACTTGAAGCGCATACTTCTCTTAAGGAATGGAATGCAAATATTTCAACCAAAAGAGAGCTGGTAAAACAGCAAGCAACACTGGAATCAGCGTTAATTAGAGCAGAAAAATCAATAGACAAATATGCTAGAGAAATTGCTACGTTGGAAGACAAAAAGTGTCCTAGCTGTGAACAAGCGTTGCTTGATCACAAACACAGCGAAATGGTCGAAGTTGTTAAAAAGGATTATCGAGAAAGTGTTACATATGCCGATAAGGTTCGTGATGATTTATCCGTGATTAACACTGCTCTTCAGGAACTCGGCGATTCAGTAAAGCCTGCCAATACATTCTATGAAACAGAAGGCGAAGCACTAGGTCATAAAAATAATCTTGCTAGTTTGGAAAAGAGTCTAGAAGACAAATTGTTAGAAAAAAATCCCTATCTTGAACAAATAGAAGATCTAACAAATACTGCTCTTCAAGAAATTGATTGGACTACAGTAAATGAGCTGACAAAAATCAAAGATCATCAAGAATTTTTATACAAATTATTGACTAACAAAGATTCTTTTATTAGAAAAAAGATCATAGATCAAAATCTAAGCTATCTTAACAAACGATTGAGCTATTATATTACTAAAATGGGTTTACCGCACTTGGTAGTATTTCAAAATGACTTAAATGTAGAAATTACTCAATTAGGACAAGAACTAGATTTCGATAATCTTAGCCGAGGTGAGAGAAATAGACTTATTTTAAGTCTAAGTTTTGCATTTCGTGATGTTTGGGAAAGTTTATATCATCATGTTAATCTGCTATTCATTGACGAATTGTTAGATTCAGGAATGGATCCCGCAGGAATCGAAGCAGGTTTAGGTGTACTAAAAAAGATGGGTAGAGAGAGAAGCAAAAATATTTTCTTAATCAGTCATAAAGAAGAATTAATTGGCAGAGTTAACAATGTTCTGAGGGTAGTTAAAGAAAACGGATTTTCTAGCTATGATTCAAATTCAGAATATACGGAGGCCTAATGTCAGATCTGATAAACAAGTATACTGAACATCATGACGAATTCATAGACGCATTGGTTCAGTATCATAGTTTACATTTAGAGTTCTTGGAAAGACAAAGTCCTAAAAGAACCCTAGAACTAAGAAAAGTTTTAAAAAGGTTGCGTATAGCTGCACAAGCTATGGAAAAAATTGCCCAACTACGCAAAAAAGAACGAAGTGTAGAATGGGGAGCAACCCATAGAGTAAAAAAGGATAACAACAATGAGTGATACAACAACCGCAATTCAGGCCGCAGTAGATGCATTCCTAGCAGAAGATACTAAGTTTTCTAAGGGCAATGCTGCTGCTGGTACCCGTGCTCGCAAGGCCCTAGGTGATCTTAGCAAGCTCGTGAAGACTCGTCGTAACGAAATTACTGCTGAAAAGAATGCACGCAAGGAAGCCAAGGCCAAGTAATTGACCTGGTGATTAAATGATTGCTGATAGTTCTACTATAAATAAAAGTACTAATCGCGATGTTGACGCATCCATTAGTTCTAACAGTTATATGGAACTATCAGCATGAATATTTATCAAGCAAAATACGACCTAACTATTCTAAACGCTTCTTCAAAAAATCAAGCGTTAATAAGTAAATTAGGAATAAAAAGCAAATATTACCATAATTTAGTATATATTTTAACTAAAAATGAAATTATATTTAATGATAACAATTTGTTAGAAATTAAATGGCGTATTTTGCATTTAGATTTCGATATTAAAAGTTGCACCCATTGCAACACCCCATTAACATTTGTTTCTCAATCCAAAGGATTTCGCAAATTCTGTTCAAGGACATGCGGAGCGAAACATAGAGATAACATATCAAGGGGCGGATTCGCCCATAAAAATGGACGATTAAAAGCTAAAAATACTATCTATAAAAAATATGGTGTCGAACATCATATGCATGTTCCTGAATTCTTTGAAAAACAGCAATCAAATAGATATAAAAATTATCTAATATTTTCACCATCAGGTAAAGAATATTTCGTGCAAGGGTATGAACGATTTGTAATCCCTGCCCTGTGGAATGAATATCAAGAAGATGATATTATTGTTGATAAAAAAATAATTCCATATATAAAATATTACCATGATAGCAAAATTAAAAAATATTATCCAGATGGGTACATAAAATCCAGTAATACCATAGTAGAAGTTAAATCTATATATACTATTAAATCTCCAACATTACTTCCAAAAATGGAGGGATGCATCAATTCTGGTTACAACCCATTAGTTTATCTTTATGATAAAGGAAAAATTTCAGAATTATGCATTAATGATGTTTGTAGTTATTTAGAGTTTCATTCCAAATGACATGGTACTATCAAAATAAAATTGTAACTGAAGTGCCCGACGACACTATCGGATTTGTTTATCTTATCACAAACACATCATCCGGACGTATGTATGTTGGAAAAAAATTATTCCATTTTAGTAAGACGACCTACAAAACTGTAAAGTTGAAGAACGGCACAAAAAAGCGTAAAAAAATTCGAGGCAAAGTTGAATCAGACTGGCAGGACTATTACGGTTCTAGCGATGCTCTAAATGCAGACGTTGCCCTACTAGGCAAAGATAAATTCAAGCGAGAGATTCTTTATTACTGCAAGTCTAAAGCAGAATGCAGTTATGTCGAAGCTCGGGAACAATTCAACCGTAAAGTTTTAGAATCAACTGATTACTATAATGGGCATATTTCTGTCCGTGTACATGGCTCACATATTAAGAAATTATAACATGGCAAAAATTAAATGGCATCGTATTGCAGAAAACGCACTTATCCGTAAACACGGTCATGAAATAGTGCAGTCTGAATACACTCAAAAAGTTCAAAAAAAACAAGCCAATAAAAATTTTATCAACTTAGGCATTCACGAAAAACACAATTGGCAACCACTCAAAGGCCCATTTGGTCCACACGCAGGCAAGATAATTTGTAAGACCTGCCAAGATAAATGGGTTGCATGGCTTCCTAAAGGCACAATCTAAGGCATCACAAATCGTAGCACATAAGGGTGTCGGCCCAGTACTAAACCGATGTGGAAAAGGCGATGATTCCCAGTCGCACACGCAACATGTTGAGACATTCCCCCGCTAGTC